GAATCTGGCTAAAACAGCTCATCATGAATCAAGTATTTTCCCCTTTTTTAAAAATCATGCTCACTTTTTTTACTTTTTTTGTAAATAAAACAAAAAAAAATTCTTAATGAATTTAAACAGTTAAAAAATATTTGTATATTTCTGTAAAAAACACTTTACTTTTTCTGTAAAATACCGTTACTATATATAAGGGGAGCAGGTGCGCACCCCACGGGCAATTAAGCCCAAAAGCAGGAGGTGAGTTATGATAGAAGTGATTGTAAAATTTTCAAATGGGAGAGGTGATATCATTTGTTCGAGTTTTTCGGGTGCACAAAATTTTGCACATAATGAAAAGGGGATGATCATTTATGATGAGATTTTCAATTTCTTTAAAAAAGATGCTATAGCATCCTTTTTAAAAATATCGCGCCCAACATTTGATAAAAAAATTCATCAGAATTGCTTTAATCATGATGAATGCAGAGTTATGGATGAATTATTTTTCTTTCTTTACAGATTAAAAAGAAGCAACTAAAAAAGGAGATTTTATGAAAGGAGATTGTATGAAAGAAGCTTATAAAGAGCTAGAAAAAACAAAAAGACTTTTTAGCAATGAGTTTTTAGAGGGTCTTAAAGAAGGTGATTGTTTTGGCTGCATGGCTCATGAGCTTCTTTATATAGAAACCAAGCTTATAAAGCTTGGGGCGAAATATGAAGTGAAAATGGACAATAGTGAATTTTATAGCATTAAAATAAAAGGAGGGGATTTATGAAAGTGATTAATTCTTTTGTAGAGCATTTTTTGGAACGATACGAAGCTTGCAAAGATTTTGGCGAGTTACACTCGCTAAATAATGAAGCACAAAACTTTTTAATGATTCTAGAAAGAGAGGAAAAAGAATCATATCAAGACATTTTCTTAGCCATTAAGGAAAGAGCTGAAGATGTTAAGCTAAGAATCTTTTTTAGCAGTAAGTACTTTTAAGGGAGGTGATGTATGAAAATGGAATTTTTATGTGATTTTAATGGTTTTTCTGTTAGTGTAGGCAGAAAATATTTAACAATAACAAACATAAAAACAGGAGAAAGGAGAAAGTTTTTTATGTTAAAGGAAGATATTGCTTTTTTAGAAGAATTAAAAGAGAAGTATCAAGCGAATGATGCTATGCGTGTAAAGTATGTGCTTGATCATTTTTTTTCAGAAACCTTTTGCATGGCTAACAACATATAAGGAGGTAATGTTATGAAAAATGTTATTTTCACAGAACTTGAAGACAAAGTTTTAAAATGTTTGATAAAAGAGCTTTATGCCGAGCCCGGCTTTTCAGATATCGACGCCAAAGATCTCTCAAAAGGTACAGGCATTCCAATGAAAGTTTTGAGGGGTGTGCTTGCTTCTCTTGTAAAAAAGGAAGTGATATTCATAGAAGAGAGTCAAGGGTACGATATTATTTATTTAGAAGAATCTTTCTATCATTTGCATCCTGAGTGGTCAAAAGTTTAAAGCTCATTAAGTTAATTTATACAAATCTAGTTAAAATCCTTTGCCTACCATAATTATTTATTATATCTAACATAAGACAAAATAAGCACAATTGAACACAAATATTAAAATTCTTTATGGCAGGTTATTGTAAAAACTTCTCACACCTATAATAAAAAACTTACACAGCTTATAACTTTCACTTATAGGTATAATTTTTTCTTATGGTACAAATAAGCATGCCTTTATGGGTGTATAATAAAATTCTTATGGCTAGGTAAAAGCCAGCCTTATTGATATAATTTTTTCTAATAAGGATTATAAAGATTTATTTGTCATTTTATGCTTTGCAAGTTCTCTTTTGAAAAAAGAGGTGAAAGAGGTGAAAAAAAGATGTCAGATAGTAATATGTTAAACGGTAGTAGTTGATATTGTTCAGAAAAAGAGGAAAAAGATGTCGAAAGATGTCGAAAGATGTCGAAAGATGTCAAAAAAGAGGAGGAAGTGGCTAATATCATTAATAAAAAGAGGAAAAGAGGAAAAAGAGGAGAGAGAGGAAAAAGAGGAGAGGAAAAAGAGGGGGGAGAGAGAGTAGGTATAAGGTAGAGTTATAGATAGGTATTAAGAGAGAGAGATATAATACTCTCTATCTAGTCTCTTTTACTTTTCACTTTTTTGCATGACTTTCCCTTTATTTTCATACGAAAGTACGCATCTATAAATCCTCTTTTTTCCTCTTTTTCCTCTTTTTGCTCAAAAAAGGTGTATTTTTTATTTTTTGTTTTGACACATGTGAAATGAAGTTCTAGTAAAATTAAGTACTTAGAACTAAACGTGAAAGTTTTTCTTTTATTTTAAGTATAAGTATTAATTTGTGCTTTTTTTATTGAGTTTCTTTTTGTTATTGTATGTTTTCAACAAATGTTTTAATATCATCAAAATGTTTTAAAATAGCAATTGCTTTATTGTAGCCAAATGAGATAATTCTAACATCATTCTTTTTTGTTTTTCCTATTATTGAAAAAACATATTTACCTTTAAATAATGATGTTTCGATATATGTGTCCTTTGTAGAATTGAATGGAGAAATAGAAGTATGCGTTTTTTGTGATATATTTTTCTCTTCTTTCTCCATTTTGAGTATTATTTTTCTTAAAAGCATACTTTCTTTATTGTTTGCTATGATACAAAGTGCTTTTATTGAATCGAATGTCAAAAAGTACTCATTATACTTTTCAAAGAAATCAAAATATTCCTCTAGTAGTTGTAATTTTTCCTCAATCCATTCATCAAATGAGTTTTTCTTCTCAATAAGTAGCCATATATTATAAGCATTTATGGTGCTTATTTCTTCATCATGAACAAGAAAAGTCTTAATTTGTATGCTTTCCTTTAAATTTAAGTCATTTTTCATAAAAAACCTCCTAGGGCTTCATGCCCGTTTAGTGCTATAGCACAAAAAGGCAGAAAATTCAAGTGTTTTTTTGTTTTGCCCTCTTTTGATTGTTCCCTTATTTAAGATAGGGGAATTTTTTAGGGGTGTGTGTTGTTTTTAGGGCTGTGGTTAAACGTTGGGATCTTTTTGGTACTGAGTTAAGTGCGAGTGCAAAAAACGCACCACGGGCTAAAATTTAAAGTTTTTTATTTTGGAGTATCCAAGTTTTTCCTTTAAAGAGAAATTTTAGCTCAAGCTTAGCGGGCCTTTCTTTTGTTCTTTTTTAAAAGGTTGTTTTTTCTTAGTGGTAACACATATTTATAAAAAATAAGGAAAAGTCTAATATTTGACTTTACATTTCTTCTTTTTTGGTTTACAAAGTAAAGTGAGCGTTTTGCTCATTAAAAACGGGTGAGAAAATCCCCAAAAAGAAGGAGAAATAATGTATAAAGTTATTGAATTGCATTTTGGTGGTATTTATGATGACAAAGAGTTATTTTCATTTTTTAAGACACATTATGGAGAATTTTTCCATAAAAGCGTTTTTGATGAGAAAACAAATTTAAAAATTCTTAAGAGTTTTCTTAGAAAGAAAGAGTTTTTAAGAGATGTTCGTGATGAACAGATTTATTGTGAATTTCAATATGATTCTGGTGAGATATATAAAATGCTCACAGAATTTGAAAATGAAATTTTTTATAATATTAAAGGAAATGCACTTACTAGAAGAGAATTAAGATTAGTTTACATGAGAGATGGTGAACTTAAAGGCTCTTTTTATTATGATAACCAATCTTTTGAAGAATGGTTAAAAGATTTGTCGTATGAGAATGAATATAGATGCTTTTTTTGTGGCAAGCCAGTTTCAAATGAAAAAGGTTTACATAAAATGTTACATAGAGGAACAGGTAAAATTTTTAGAATTGGTGAAACCAAAATTAATGTAAATTTTGATTTAGATTTTAAAATTAATTTAGAAGACAAAAAGAATAAATATGCACATACTTTGTGCTTGCGTGAATTTTTGAATGTTTGTTGTATAGGAAATGAGGAGAATTAAAAATGAGTGAAACACGATATGATAGGAGTGAGGAGATGATAGTCATAAAATTTAATGATTATTGTAGTATTGAAATAGAAAAAGATTGCAGCATAACTATGAATTATCCATATTATAGTGATTATGGCATTAGTGGAGAGTATAAATCAAAGGATCTGTCAAAAGAAGAGCAAATCGCTTTAAGGGACTTCTTAAACAATCTTATAGAATCAAATGCAATGGGAGGTAAATAAAAGAGAAAAAGAATAAAGTTTTTTATTAGCACTTTGCTAAATTATAATTATAGTTTATTTTGTGTATGTTTGGAGGGTAATATGTTAAGTTTATGTTGGGATACAGAAGGAGGATTAAGAATTGAAGGGTCCTCAAGAGAACACAAGGATCTTATAAAAAAATGTGGCTATCGTTGGGCACCTTCACGGGGCTTGTGGGTTGTGCCCAACACAAGGGGTTCTGAAAAACCGTCACGAAATATGTTTAGAGAAAAAAAGCGTATTGAAGCGATACTTGGATTTGAAATTGATTTGCGGGTTGTTTACCCGCAAAACATGGAAGAAGTCTTAGAATCCAAGGAAAAGATTTTAGAACAAAAAATAGCAAAACTTGAGGACAATATTGAGACAAATAAAGGAAAGCCATCACAATTGTTTGAAAGTTCCATGAGAATCATTGGTGAAATTGTTCCTGGACAACCCATTTTAAAGGATCACTATTCATGTAAAAAGCACATGAGAGCGCTTGAAAGGCATGATAATCTAATGCGAAAAGGTATTGCGTGTGAAAAGGTTCTTGAAAGTAAGACTGAAAAGGTTGAAACATTAAAAAGAGAACTTGAGAAAGTAAAGAAAAGAACAAATATAGAACAAATAAAAGAAGAAATTGAGGGATATGTTAGATGCTTAAAAGCTTTAAAAAAAGAATTAAATATAAGTAGAATAAAGCAAAGTTATAAACATGAGACAAAGCATAAGATTGATGTTTATTACAGGATTGAGATTATGCGTAAAAACATTAAAGAAATAATCATGTTGGTATTTAATCAAGGTGGAATTTATTTTAATTTTAATGAAGACAGTAAAAATAAGTCTTTTACTTATAATGAAATGCCTATTTTTGAATTTGAAAAGTGTTTAAAAGAGGTGTTTAATTATGGGAATGATAGTTTGACTTTTGAAAATGTTTCCATTTTTTAGCAACCACCGCATTTGTGATTTTTACCAACTACTGTGTACCAACATGATAAAAATGTTTGTTTGTTTTATTTTATAGCAATGTTTTTAAAAACAAGGTCCTTTTTAAAAAAAACTGGCTGTGGTGCTTGTTTTTTTTTTTTACATGTGTTACTTTTTAAATGTAATTTTCACCCGCTGAACCACCCCTTTTTAAAAAGGACCTTGTTTTTATGGAATATTTAGAGTTTGAAACGATAACATTGAATAATGACGGTACATTTAAAGGTCGTTTGGGCTTTTATAATGATAAGATAGAGCAAAAGGCACTTTTACATAAAGACAAAACGTGCTGTTTTGATTTAGATGTAAAGAAAAATGAGAATATTCCAATAGAAACCCAAATAGCTTTTTTTGAGGATTGGTTGGCTTCTTGTGGCTTTGATATAAACGACCCATTTTTAGAGGATGAGGGTGTTTTTATAGTAAAGACAAGAAGTGGTGGTAGACATTATGTTTTTGCTAATAATGGCACACTTACAAGTAAATGCTTATTAAAAATACCTTTTGATGAAAGCAAGAAGGAGTTTATTTATTGCGACTTACTTTGTGGGAATGCAATAACGTTTTTGACTGTGCCTTTTGGCGAATATAAAATATTGAAGATACCCCAAAAACTAGTCAAAATTTCAGCGCTGGACCTTGCAAAAATCTTTTCGCATACAAATATATCAAAAAATGAAAAAAACGCACTTGAGCTAAAATTTCATGAGAATATCGCTGATGAGGATTTGCTAGCTATTTTAGGAGAATGTAAGAGAATTTTAAAAACAAAATATTCTTATCATTTGTGGTATGAGATATCAAGATTTATTGCTTTTCATAGTAAGGATTTTAAGGATGGTTTAGTAAAGTTTTTATATTTGTCAAGGACTACTTTTGGATATGAATCAGAAGAAAAAGCAAGGAACCAGTATGAAAATTCTTATAAAGAGGTACAGGAAAAGAAAAATGTGCCATTTTATGATAGTTTAAAGAAACACATTAGGGAAGAAGGCTTTAATTTTGAGGATATTACATGTGAAAAAAGAATTTTAATTAAAGAAGTAGAAGAAAACATTAATTTTCTTGAGAGTTTAAGCCCATTGGTTAATAAACCAACCAACCAAAAAGTTGAAAACAACAAAGAAGCAGAAAAAACACCACCTTTAAATGAAGAAACAATTGAGAATAATGATGAAGAAGTGCTTTTAAAAGAGCTGAATGAACGTGTAAATGAACTTTGTTTTGATTTGATGAATGAAAAGGGTTTTTTTGGTGAGTTGGCTACTTTTATTTATGAAAATAGTTCTCCAAAAATCCCAAACTTTGCTGTATTCACAGCTTTTTCAATATGTGGTTGTTTATTGTCATGGGACTATGGCTTTTCAATTCATAAAGGAAAAAGTGCGGGACAATTAAATCTTTGGACGGTGCTTATAAACAATTCTTCAACGGGTAAAGATTTTTATATTAAATTTGTGGAGCATGTTGTAAATGCCATGAAACATGGTGATATGCCTTGCTGTTTTGAGGCATCAAATCCAACATCTGTGAATGGACTAGAAGTTATTTATAACCATTATTTCTACAAAAGAAATGTTTTAATAACTTATGATGAATATTTAACGAAGAGTTTTTTAAAGAAGGACTCAAAAGAAGCTTATACAAACGACTTAAAAGGGGCAATGTCATCTTTATATGATGGTGTTTTAAAACCACCAACAAGTAAAGGGAGTTTATCAATAAAACCCATTTATGATTGTCATGCTCATATTTTTGGTGTATCTGTGCCAACTTTTAAAGATTTTGATTTAACACAAGGTATTATGAACAGGCATATGTTTGTTTTCCCTTCTGTTAAAGAAGAAGAAATGGATTTTGATGGAGAAAGAAAAAAAATATTTAATGAAAAACAAAATGCAAAAGGTACTTATAATGAAAGAAGAAAAGCATTTACAGAAGAATTTAAAAGGAAGTACTTGAGTGTTTTTTTAAAACAAAAAACAAAAAATGAACTTTATAAGTATTACAATAAAAATGGAATAGAAACGTCAATACAGGATGAAACGGATGTTCTTACAGCTGACAAAAGCTTTAAAGATGTAGAAAGTGACACAAAAAAGCTTTTAAAAGAGGAAAAGGAACTTCTTTTATATGAGAAAATTTGGACTCCTGCAATTGTGGAAGGTAAAAGTTCTGAAAATTATTTAAACGATGTTTACACATTATTTACGTTTTATCTGGAAAATGAGAACAAGTTTTTTTATAATATAAATGATAAAGAGTTTATAAAAGAGAAGCCACGGATCAAGAGTGGCTTAAGAGAGCGGATGGCTTTTATTGCTGCTAAAATGGCATGCATATTATCGATTTCAAGAGGTGAACATGTTATTAAGAAAGACACATTTTTACAAACTTTTGACCTTTGTTATATCACAAGGGAAATACATTCTTTAAACATGCGTGATACAGAAATAGCCTACACACAACAAGAAAAAAGCTTTAATGATGTACTTGATAAGTTTATTGAGAAAATAGGAGATAATCATATATGGAAAAAAATGGTAAACGCAAAGGGATGTTTAACACCATCTAAAGCAATTGCTTATATGTGGTTCTTAAAACCTTTAAAAGGTAATGATTTGACTAATTTATTTGCTAGGGTAGCAACATTACATCCTGAAAAATATGAGATAGTTATGGAAGGAAAAAATATTTCTTTGAGAAGGAAAACATCATGAGGCAAAAGAACAGCACTTTTAAAAGGAATCTTGATGAAATAAATAGATTACGTCTTCAATGTGGTTTACCTCTTATAAAAGGAAAAGATAGAATGTGCTTGAGATGTGGGAAAAAGTTTCATAGCTATGGTGAACGTATTTGTGAATCTTGTTCCCGTATTAACAATGCTTTAGATACGGGTTCGCTTAGAGAATGTTGAAAGGAGTAAAGAAGTATGAGTTTTATTGGTAAGAGTAGGAAAATGCATTTTAACAATGCTTTCCTGGATGACAAGAAAGCACTAAGAATAAGAAAAATCCTTGAGGACATAGGAATAGAATTTCCTGTAATTGAAAAGAAGCCTTTTGAATATAAGCCTTCAAATGCTTTATCTATTTATCAAATTAAAACATTTGAGGAATTAAAGTCTAATTTTACAATACAGGAGTTTTTGAATATTACAAAAACGCGTGTTGATGTAGCTGAAAAATTATTTAAGGAGGAACCCATATCGCTGCATGCATATGAGCGTCTAAAGACATTTTTACCTGCATTTACCGAACCGATTCTTGTAAAGAAAACAAAATGGGTATCACAAAAGGCGATAGCTGGAATTTTACAAGAGAATTTAGAAAGGATAAAGAAATGAGTGATTTTTTTGAAGCAGATTTTGAGGGTCTTGTGTGTGATAGTTGTGGAAAAGAAATAGATGATGACAGATATTTTAAAGATGTGTGTGATGCTAGCGGGATTGAAGGATATGAAATTTTATGTTTGGTATGTTATTTAGGAAGTAAAGAAGGATGATGAAAAATGAAACCACTTGACACGTTAAAAATGGGATTTGATTTTTATTTTTCGGTTGACCCTGAAAATAAAAAAAGGAAGTTATTAAGTATTTTTAGGGAAAGAAATAAACTTATTGTCTTAACTGAAGAAAATATTTTAATACTTTTAGATTTCATATTAAAAAATATGAAGAAGATAGAAGACAAAAAAGAATCAATGTTTTTAGTAACAATAACTCAAAAGACTAAAAATAGTAGTACTATTTGTTACACATTACAAGATTGTGCAGAATATATTGATTCTTGTCTTTTTTATGAAGACGAAGGGAATTATAAAGTTTTTAAATGTGAAAAAATTCATGAAAATGATAGACAAAACAGTCATTCATTGTTAGAGGATTTAAAAATTTTGAAAGGGAAGTAATATGAATCATAGTGTTGAAAACAACATCGCATGTAGCGAATTTGTGAGAAAAACGAATACTCTTATGCCAAAAGAAGAGAATCTTGAGTTAAATCTTTATAGACTCATTGGTGCTATTTTTGAGGAATTTTCAGAATACAAAGAAGAAGCAGATGATAAAAAGAGACGAGAAGAGGAAATGAGAGATTGTCAATATTATCTTATTTCTTTATATAATTTTATATGTGATATTGAACCAAATAAATTTTCAAGTAGGATTTTTGATGATACAACCACGCCTTTTTCAAAAAAGATAACTATAAGTGCATTTTTAGGAGTTATGAAAAAACGTGTGAGAAAAAATAAAGTACTTGTTTTAGATGATGAAATGCAAGAACATCTAAATGATTTAAAGAATTATTTATATGATGTTTTATTTAATTTTAAAAATCCTATTCCATTTGAATACACAAATAACTATTTAATGGTTGATAAGTGCTTTGTTAAGGAGCTAACAAAGAAATTCATGGTAAGGTTTCCTGAACATTGTTGTGAATGGGGAATATATCCAGAACTTCATATGCATGTTTTTAATAATCTTCCTAAAAAGTATGAATATCTTTTCAATAAACAATTAAATAAAGGACTTGAAAAATATGGTACATATCTTGATCCATTTAATAAAAGAGATTGTTTAGAGGATTTAAAAGAGGAGATGATGGATGCGCTTATGTATTATGCTCAAGCACAGCTTGAAAATAATGAGATTAATGCTTTTAATATTATTGAAGAATTTTATAAAATTGCTTGTGATATGAAAAAATATAAGGGAGTAGATTAAAAATGTGGATTGCGTGTTATAAAAATGAAGATTTAGAAATGGGAATGGAAACCTTTTCCACAAAAGAAAGTGCTTTAAGTTGGCTTGAAGAGCGAAAAGAAGAATATGGGTACACAGATTATGAACCTGAATTTAAAGATTTTCATGGTTATGTTGCTAAACTTGTTTGTGAAATTAAACAAGTTGATATTGACAGCCGTGAAAATTATAAAAACAAAGAAGATTTTGAAGAGAAATATCCAAACATGCCAAGCCATTGTGATATAGTTGCGGAATACTGTGTTATAGAAAGGGAAATAGTATAATGATTATTTGTTTGCTGGATGTTGAAACAACGGGAATAAATGAAATTGATGTACCCATTCAATTGGCGTGGGTGGATTGTATTTTAGAAAATGATAAACTTTTACCTATAGAAAGCCATGAGTTTTTGATTTATACAGATGTACCCATGGGTAAAGATGTTCCTCATAGGATAACACCGAATGCTATATGCCAACACGGTCATTCTAAAGAGCATGTGAAAAAGGAATGGGATAAAGCAAACACGTTTGAAAATGAAGAATTTATTTATTTGGCACACAATGCTGACTTTGATGTAAACATGTTAAAGAAAATCAATATTATTATTCCTGAAGATCGGGTGATGTGTACTTATAAAGATTTTCCTTGGAAAAATGCCACAAAGCTTTCTTATCTATGTAGCGAGTTTGGCATTTTAATAGCAGACGCACATCAAGCCATGATTGATGTTTGTGCGATGATTTCTTTACTAAATAAGCAAGATATTTGCTCCTTAGAAAAGTTTTTTGCTCGTTTAGGAAAAGAACCAACATACTATATTTCAACTTTACCTTTTGATAAAAAGGATAAAGCCAAAGAAAAAGGGTACACTTGGAATGATGCTTATAAAGTTTATGAAAAGAAATTTTATGAGGAAACTGAAGAAGCCTTTGAGGAATGGGAAAAAAAGATCATTGATTTAAATCCCATTACTCTTATGGCTATTGTTTCTTTTGATGAAAAAGAGCTAGCCAAAGAAAAAGGGTATAAATGGGAATCCACAAAAAAGGCATGGATAAAGGAAAATTTTAGAATGTATGAAGGTTATAAGCTTGAGAAATGGGAGAGAAAACAATGAAAGTTTCAGATATAAAAGAAGGTGATGAAATTTATATAAGTGCTTTTATAAGTGGTGGATATTTACTTTGTAAAGTATTAAAAATATTAAAAACAAAGGTAAATATAATTTTCTTAGAAGAAAAAAGAAAAGTATCCTATACATATGAAGAAATTGAAAGATATTCCTTAAGTAAGTCACAATATATTGAGCATTCAAAAAGAGAACATGCTTTAAGTAAGCTTAAAGCTTTAATGAACTTAAATGTTATAAAAATGCCTAGTCAAGATATATATGATATACTTGAGTATGTAGAAAAAAAGGGTAAAAAATAATGAAAAACATCACTAAACATTTACTTTTATTATTAATATTAATGCTAATAAGTGATTTAGTGGTTTTTTTGATGTTTTTATTTGTAACTTGTGGATATTAATTCCACAAAAAGAAGGGGAGAAGATGAAAATTAAAGATTTAAAAGAAGGGGAAGATATTTATCTTCACAGCATTTACAGCAATTCTTATAGATTGTGTAAAGTGGCTAAAATTATGAAAACAAAAGTTAGTCTTTATATTTATGACATTAAAGACAAAACATCTTTTTCATATGAAAACATTGAGGAAATGACTTTATCAAAAGAAGAGGGAGATGAAAAATTAAAAATAAGAGATGCTTTAGGAAAAATAAACTTCCTTTTAAAAAAACCATTTTCTTCAATTGAACTAAATGAAATTTTTGAGTTTGCCAAGAGCATAAAAAGGAGTAAAAATGAAAAGTGACTTTAATCCAAAGCAAAAAGCAATAAACGCAATAAGAAAGTTATGGAAAAATTCACCAATGAGAAAACTTGCCATGGATTTGGCGTGTTTAAATCCACATGAGACAGTAAAGAAAAGGAAATATAGATGTGAAAAGTGTAAACAAAACTTTTACGCTCAACACATAGAAATAGATCATTTAGAAGCCTCTTCTCATGATTCTATTGATATTTTCTTAAGAAAACAAATGTGTGAAATTGTTAAAATTAAAAAAAGCATGAATCCACTTGAAAAACTTGTTTGCGAAATGTATAATGGGGAAACACTTCTTTTGGAAGATGTTGTTAATCTGCATCTTCAAGTGCTTTGTTTAGATTGTCATAAGGAAAAAACCAATCAAGATAAAGCTCTTTTGAGAGAAGTAAAAAAGAAAGGTAAAAAGGTTTGAAATATGGCTTACATAGTAGCAAAGGCATACCATGACATTTTTAATTTTATAAAGAAATCAAACAAGCTTTTCATTGATACTGAAACAGATGGTTTAAAACCTTATCATGGAAATATGCCATTTTCTTTACAAATAGGTTATCTTGATACAAAAGATATTTTGTATATTCCTTTAAGACATACAAAAAATCAGATGAACATGTGGTGTCTTTGTGATGAACCTTTTTTAGAGCTGTTTAAAGAAGCACTTGAAAATAAAGAATTGGTCGCACACAATGCAAAGTTCGATTTACATATGTTGAATTCTTTTTTTAGAGAATATTTAGGAATTGATTTTGAACCAAAGAAAGTCATATGTACTTTACACTTTACTAAAATCCTTTTTTTAGATATTAGAGGTGCTTCTCTAAATGAACTTTCTTTTGAGTTTAACTTACCATTGAAGGCAGATCTAGGATTAGGAAAAAAAGAAAAATATGATGAGGTTGCTTTTGAAAAGATGGTTTCCTATGGTTGTAGGGATATTTATGTATTACAACATCTTTATAATTATCTTTTAAATGAAGTAAAATGTATGAATAATGATAGAAGGAATGGTTTTTTACAGTATTTACCATATGAACTATCAAGCACACTTGAATTATATTATATGGAAAAAACGGGAGTACTATTAAGCCAGGAAAAACTTGAGGAAGCTAAAAAAATATTGGAAACTCTTTATGGATTAGAAAAGCAAGCTTTTTTTAATATGGCTGGTATGGACTTTGTAGGTTCTGGTAAATCGATTCAAAAAGCATTTAGTCAGTTTGATATTGTTTTACCAACAAAAGAAAAGACAAATAATCCTATGGCTGATGAAGAGATTTTAGAGCAGGTAAACCACCCATTAGCTAAAATTATCTTAAATATACGGGGATATGAAAAACTTTTAAAAACTTATGTTTATGGATTTGAAAAAGCCCAAGATAAAAATGGCATCATTCATTGTTCTTTTAATCCCGTTGGCGCGATAACTGGAAGAATGAGTTGTGCATCAATGAACTTACAAAATATACCGAGAACTGATAATCCCATTAATTTAAGAAGCATTGTGACCGCACCAGAAAATTTTGATATTGTTTCAATTGACTTTGCACAACAAGAGTTAAGAATTATTTTTGACTTAGCTAATGAAGAAGAACTTATAAAGAACATTTTAAAAGGTGAAGATATTCATCAAACAAATGCCAATCTTGCGGGTATTCAAAGACAAGATGCTAAAAATATGATTTTTGGTATCCTTTACGGTGAAGGCGTGGGCGGTTTAGCCTCCCAAACTGGCAAGAGCTTCAAAGAAGCGGGCATTTTACTTAATAAAATAAAAAATGGTTTGCCCAAAACAACACAATACATGAAGCTTATGACTGAATTTTCAAGTGAAAACAAATTCGTTATGACTCCTTTTATGGTAAAGATTCCAATTGTTCCACAATTTGCCTATAAAAGCACAAATGCAATTATTCAAGGAACAGCTGCAAACATAACAAAGAAATGGCTTGTAAAATGCTCATCATTTTTCAGAACACATGACACATATAAAGAACTTGTATTTCCATGTTTAGTGATACATGATGAAATTTGTTTTTATGTTTCACAAAAAATAACCAAAAATGAAGATGAAATGAAAAAATTCATGCTTATTATTAAACAATTTGCGTTAGAGAGTTCATGGGGAACAAACAAGGTTCCTATGGATTGTGATGCAAAAATTCTTGGTAGATATTGGAAAAAGGGTTGAAAATAAGTTTAAAGCCACTTTACTTTTTAAACTAGTTTTGTTAAAATAAAAGTACAAAAGGAAACCCTTTTGTTTTTAATAACCTTAGTTTAAGGAGTTCTTCTTATGTTTGAGAATGACTTTCTATCTGATTTGACCGAATTACAGGATGGTGTGAATTCTGGTGTGATTGTGGCTTATGTATCATGGACTAAAATGTCTGGTGTGTGCAAGTTCAAAGATTTTAATGTTTTTGAAAAAAACGGAAAACGTTCTTTTCAAATCATTCTCGAGAATGATGAGGGTATTTCAAAATTCTTTTTAAGGATACCGAATGCATCAGATAAGAATGCCGTTAAGGCGTACGCATGGGAAGATCTGTTTAATGTGTTTTTCGGTGCTGCAAATATGGATAAAAAAGCATCCATTAAAGACGTATATGAACATCTTGAGAATGTGTTGAATAAAAAAGATCATATCATTTGTGAATATGTTTCTTATAAAGAAACTTACACTGATAATAACAGTATGGTAAAAGAAGCCACTAAGCTTAAATCTTTAAAATATAAAGGCCTCAGCGAAAAAGAAAGAGAAGGGGCAAGACCTCTTTCAATTCAAGAAAACAATGAATTTTCTAATGATGTACCATTCTAAGGGGTGATTTATGCGAACTTTATGGAATTTATTTATTTGGATTGTTTTTAGAAAATTACCTGATTCTTTCTAAAAAGAAATTCAAATTAAAGTTATGGTTTAGTGACGCTTTCTAAAGTTGTGGTGCCGTTTTTTAAAGAAAAGGTTCTGTATCTTATCGCACTTTCTTGTAGCGGTCTTGTGCATTCAGGTAGGGGTACGGTGTAGCAACTTTTTTTAAAGTGGTGGATAGATTATGTATTATGAAGGTTTTGAACAGCCTTGAATGTTTGGTGGTGGTTTTGCAAAGCATAATACATTTTGGTATGGGTGTGGTTCAGTTCTGAAATGTTGAGGTTTGCTACCGTGAGGAGATGGAAAAGTATTATTAAGTGTTGTATGTGCTGTGATGGTTTTTATTTAAGGAGTTTTTATGAATGATATTCAACATGTTAACGCTACTTCAAATGAAGAAGCAAATGAGTTAAGAAAAGCTTTAGACTATTATCTTTGTACGGGTAATATGGCAAAGCTTAATTTTACACAACAGGCGGAAGTTATTAAGCGTTCTTGCATACATTATGGATTAGAATCTATTTTTAGACCTTTTGAGCTAATAGATTTTCAAGGAATTAAAAGGTTATATTTGACAAAAGCTGGAACAGATATGCTTGCTTGCGTTAAAAAACTTTCAAGAGAAGTTTATTCTTATGAGATTGATGAAGTTTCTTGCATTGGTACAGCGATGGCAAAAGCTTGTGATGGTGAGAGAACAGAAATGCAAATGGCTTGTCTTTTTATGGGGAAATTTGAGGAATCATTTAATCCCCAAACAAAACAAAAAGAAATTAAAACAGTCATGAAAAAAGGACAGGATTTAGCTAACGCTAAAATGAAACTTTATTCAATTGCTTTAAGACGTGTGACACTTGCGTTTATTGGCTTTCCTGATAATGAAGTTATTGAAGAAGGTGCTACAATACAAGCAAAAACAATACAGAACCCTATGGCTGAAAATGTTTCATATACAACAAAGGAAAGGGAGCCTGAAAAGCCTAAAGAACTTGCTATTGATAAAATGACAAATGATTTGAATGAATTTTTAGTGTCACCACCAAAAAAAGAGGCACAAGTTTTTGTATCACCAAAAAAGCTAGAAGATGAAAAGTATGAAATTCAAATTATATCATCAAATTCATTAGATGAGCATAAAGAAGAAAAACAAATGCTTAAAGAATGTATTGAGGAAGCAAAAGAAGAACCAAAAAATGATATTTTTAGTTCTATTGGAAATTCTTTGGAGATACAGATAAAAAGTGTTTCTTTTCCACAAGAGAAAAGTAATTTTTTGAATTGCATATGGACTTATGTTGATTCTCTAGTTAAAGCTGAATGGAAAAATCATGTTTGGTATAAAGAACATCCAAGAGTTGAAGAGTTTAAGACACATATGAAAGCTTATGAAAAGCCCGTGTTAGAATTAAATGAATCATTATTTAATGAAATACTTAATTTTAAAACACATCCTGCCATTGTAAGATGTTTTGAAAGAAACGGTGGTGAAAAACTTTTGACTGAAGATTTCAAACAATATACAAAAAAAGCTATAGAATCGTTTGAACTTTAAAAACACATTGCTTACATAAATAATGTAAGCAAAAACAAAAAAGGAATCTCTTTATGGAACTATGCAGAGTATGTGATAAAGAAGCTTTTGTTTCTTTTAAAACAGAAGATAATGAATCAAATGTGACTTTATGCCATGAGTGTTGGGCAACTACCACAGCAGAAACAATAAAAATGGTGCTTGATTTTGATATCAAAACTAATTGTTTCAAGTTTTTTAATGTTATTAAACTTCTTTACTGATTCTATTGTGGAGGCTAAAAATGCGTCTAAGTCATAGTGGATTAAATTGTTTTAATGAGTGCAATTATAGATATTTCTTAGAATATATTGTACATCGTGAAGCTGATTATGATGTTGAAGAAAAAGATTATTTTGTTTATGGTTCTGATTTACATAACCTTTTAAGTAAACATATAAAAAACCATATGATAAGTAAAACATTCTTATCATTAACATTTGATGAGGCAAGAACGGACTTTGTTATAAAAGACGAAGTAAAACAAATAAAAATTTATTTTTCATCTTTAATTTTTATTGAGCAATGTAATACTCTTTTTAAAGAACACCCAAGTGCAAAGTTTTTATGCACAGAACAAGAAATTGTTACTGACACAACAAAACTTATAGTGGACACAATTCTTGAAATAGAAGATGAATGGTTTATTGTTGACTTTAAATCATCAGGCAAAAAAGACTATATGTTGCCCGCTAAACTTTATAAACAGCCACAATTGTTACACTATGCTTGCCACAAAGATATTTTTAAGGATATCTTTAAAATTCAAAGTTCTTTTGGTGGTGTGATGTTCTGGATATTTTATAAAACATTGCATAAACTTGGAAAAGCAAATTCAACAATTCCAGCTCTTTTTAATCATCTAAAAACAGAGTACCAAGAAGATAATTCAAAATTTGTTTCTTTCTTAATAGCACATGAAAAGGATTTACGCTATGATGACTATTGGGAAGAATACGAAAAATCTTATAAAAATGTAATGGCATTATATACCATGAAACCAAATGAAATCATAAGGAATTACTCAAATTGTGTAAATTCTTATGGTAATAGATGTAAGTTCTGGACAGCTTGTTATGAAGATAAAACATTTACAGAATGCAAGAAAAACGCAAAAGAGGCTAATGTTTTATCAAAACTTTTTGAATCGGATGTGGAGTTGTTTTAAAATGACGATTGAAGATATTGAAGAATTAACATTAGAAAACATTTTAAATTCCATTGTGGAGCGCCCTTTTTGTTCATTTATAAAAATTCTTAGACTACTTAAAGGGTTCACAATTGAAGAAGTAGCAGAAAAATTAAATGTTTCTAAAATGGCAATTTCTCAATATGAGAGTGGGTCTTTAAAACCCACACCACAAAGAATTAAAGAATTAGCCATTGTGTTAGATATTAAAGAAGAATATCTGATACACATTAACTCTAAGGAGAAGTAAGTATGAGTTTATTTGAAAAGTATGATGTTGTTCTGCAAATGACAACACCAATTCTAGGTTCGTGTCCTGCTAAAGCGGATATTTATAAAACACATATCATTGAAAGTGCTAACAAACAAATAGCACTTTTAAATAAGAAGGTTCCAAAAGGACAAAGTGTGAATAAATATCAAAATGAAGAAGAAATTGCAAAAGAAAAACAAGATGATGAAATTGAAGCCATTTTTAAGAATATTGAAATGTCTATTGGTAGACAATTATCAAAAGAAGAGAAAGATGGTTTATTAGCTGGTGAAGATGCTTTTTATGAGGAAATGATAGAAGAAGCTTCAAACAAGACAGCCACAATCTTTTTAAAAGATAAAGACGGTTTACCTTTTTTATCAGGACATGTTATTAAAGGATTTTTAAAAAATGCCGCTGAACAAATATCAAGAACACGGGAAAGAAAGAATGGTACATTTTTAGGATCTGCAGCCGCATCGGTATCTTATTTGAATAACTACATCGGTGTGAGAACAAATGTAGAATTCTTTTATAATGGTAAAAGGTGTGATATTGATAGGAATAATGGAATGGCTGTATTTTTAGAAAGACCATTGCGAGCAAAAACCCCAAAGGGTGAAAGAATATCATTAGCATCAAGTGAAATTATTTCACATCTTTGTGAGATAAAATTTCAATTAAGCATAATGAAGAATTGCCCTATACCAATTGAAGAACTTTTCTTTTTGTTTGAGATGGGGGAGATTCATGGATTAAGTCAATGGAGAAACTCATCGCAATACGGTACATTTAATCTTGTATCATATAAGAAAGTTTAATTCCAATACTTATAGTGTTGGTAAAGTGCGTTAGGTTGAGGTGGTGTGTATTTTAGTATGCAAATGCAAGAGTAGGATAAGGTGTTTTGAAGGTAAAGTTCTGTTATGTTTATTCACGTTTGTCTCGAAATGGTAACGACATGACAATTGTTGTTCTGGATGAGCACTGTGTGTTGGTTTCGAAAGGGGAGTTTCGTTATGGTTTGGTAAAGCAATGTTTTGTTCGTGTTGGTGAATTAAAGAAATTCATTTGTATCGGTTTAGTTGGGTCATTTGTTTCGTTTGGTTATGGAGGTTTGATGTGAAGGAAATTAAAGATGTGAAAGAACTCATAAAAAAACATAAATTTAAAACAAGGTTTTATTCTTATGAAGATGTTGAGGACGCATGCTATTATATGATTCTAAACAATGAACCTTCATTTTCAAAAGCTTTAGAAAAGACTGGTTTTTTAAGTAAAACACCATCGTTAAAAAAATATGAACTTGCACTTATGAACGCCACATATGAAAAAAATATTGAAGAAGGAGAAAAAGAAGAAATTGAATATCAAGAAAAAAATTTGAGGAAAAAGAGTATTGATTTATTTGGTTCAAATGAAAAAGCCAAGAAAAACAAAAAAGTTCTTGAAAACCTTGCAAAACTTAAAAAACTATCTAGGAGTTAATATGAAAAAAAACTATGATTCTATTATTATAAAATGTTGTTTTATTACACTTTTTATAAGCTGGTTAATTTTAGGATATATTGCGCTTTATGTAACTGGTGTGATATGACAAGAAATGAAAAAATAAACTTATTCACAGAAATCTACAATGTGACAAAAAGACTTCAAATAGCATTTACACAAAATAAAAATCTTTATTCAACCTATTTGGATGAAAAAGATGGTATTATAGCTATAATGATAACAAAAGGAAAAGTCATTGAATTGTTAAAAGAAGAAATGGAATACTTTAAAAATAAAAGCTTCAATGAAGTGGCTAAGCTTTTAAATGAATATCATTCCATTTATATTAATATTTTAGAGGGTCTTCCCGATTGTGATGTAAATTTATTTACACTAAAAGATGGTGGTTTGCAAAATTATTTTAAAGGAGGTGTTTCATGATAAGCATGGGCGAACGCATGAATAGGCTACCAAAATATGAAAAAGATTTTTACAAGAAAAGGCATACACAAAAAGCATTGTACGAAAAGAATGGTAAAAGTCTTTATAATCAGGCACTTTATTACACTTATGAAAAAGAGATTTATGAAATTCTCTATAAACTAGAAATATTTGTAAACATGGATTTTAAATATCATGCAAAGCAAGGCATAAATGACAACAATGAAACCTTATTTGTTAGAATGAACTTTCAAGAGGTGTGTGGGATTGTTTATGAAGAAGCTATAAATAATAAAGAACTTTATCCATTATGTGGCAACATAACGCTAAATAGATTTAAAAAAGGATTTGAGGCATACACGACATTTTTATCAAACACAGCTCTTGTTCTTCTTCAAGATAAAAATCAAACTGATATTAAAATAGAAAAAAGCTTTAATGTTAGTGAATCTTTTGATTCATTTTATAAAAGTTTTGAATGTGTGGAGGTTGAAAAAGAACATGAATGAACAAATAGCATTTCATTGGTACACTTTTCATAATGTAATGACTGAAAAAGAAGAATATAGTGATTTAAGAACCGCTCTAAGACGAATTATAAACATATATTTAAAGAATATGTATATTTATAAACGTTCCTACATTACTAAAATGAGGTTCTTTTTTTATAAAAGTGAACATGCTTCACAAGTGCATAATATACTGAAAGAAATTTATTATGTTACGCTTGACAAGAATGTTTTATCATTTATTTTATGAAAGGATTTAAAAAATGAGTTTAAGGAGTTTTTATAATTCCATTTGTAGCATATCAATGGGAAACATTCGTTTTGAGTTTAAGAGTGCAAGAGATAATGGTCTTGATTTTAAACTTAATAACGAACTTGCCAAGTTTTTAGGCTTTAAATGGAATGGGTGTGCATGGATAAGTGAAAAAGAACCTTCTAAAGATTTTTATTTTATTGAGTCAAAAGGTGCTTTTTTAATCATTGGAGATATTAGTATTCCAAACATGGAAATAGCGATTGTTCCTTTTAATGACAAAGAATTGGCAAGAAATGAAGGCTTTTCTTGGAATAAAGATTTAAAAAGGTGGATGCGTATTTCAATTGAAGAAGCACCTGTAAACAATGATTTTAGTTTTTATGATGAGCATTTAAACTTTATTGAGCAAATGTTAAAAACAAAGCTTTTTGATTATCAAAAAGAAGGCATAAAAAAAATGCTATCTCAAAGACGTTTTTTAAATGCTGATGACATGGGTGTTGGAAAATCATTACAAGCCCTAAGCACTTCTATTTTATCATTAGAAGAAAATAAAAAGGTTCTTGTTATTTGCCCCGCTTTTTTGAAATTCAATTGGCAACATGAGTATGAAAAGCATACAAAAAAACAATACAAGATAAAAATAATTTCTTCAAAAGAAGTTGGTAAAAAAACCACTTTTGAAGATGCTCAAGTTTTTATTATAAACTATGATATATTGCATAAACTTACTTTCTTAGATAAAAACATCACCACAATTATATGTGATGAAGCACACTCTTTAAAAGCCACAAATAATAGACGGGTAAATGCTTTTGATAATTTAATAAAAGAGTATCAAGATAAAATTGTTTTTTTAACAGGCACACCTATTAAAAATCGTATTCCTGAACTTTATAATTTTTTTCGTTGGTGTTTAAAAGGCACAGAACCTTACAATAAATTCTGCACCACTTATTCTTATGCCATTCTTCAAAATATTAATGGGCATAAAGTGCTAAAATTCGAGGGCTTAAAAAATGAGCGCGAACTAAGAAAAAGAATGATAAGCTGGTATTTAAGAAGAGAAACAAAAGATGTTCTTGAATTACCACCTCTTCAAAGAATTGATATTTTTAGTGATGTGGAAAAAAAGAAGGACTTAGAAGTTTTTAAAGCCCTAGAAGAAGCTTATAATGCCTTTGCTAATGGTGAAAAATCAGATCATATTATGCGTGTAAAAAAAGAAGCCTCAATGCTCAAATGTTCCGACACGGTCGCCCTTGCAAATGAAATTCTTGAGAATGGTGAGAGTTTAGTTATTTTTGAGCATTTTATTGAACCAGCTGTGCTTATCCATTCAGCTATTGAGGACTCTTGCTTTATTGATGGTGGAACGGACATGAAAAAAAGGCAAGAGTATGTAGAGAAATTTCAAAATGGGGAGATAAAGTGTATTGTTGCAACAATTGGTGCTTTAAGCACTGGAGTGACTTTGACAAAAGCAACAAAAATGATTTTTAACTCGCTTTCATGGGTTCCTTCAGATAATATGCAAGCGGAAAAAAGAATACACAGAATAGGAACCACAGAAAAATGTGTTATTTATAGAATTTTAAAGACTGTTTTTGATGTTAAAATTAAAAATATGTTGGATAGAAAAGAAGACGTTATTGAAAGGGCTTTACAATAAAAAGGAGAAAGTACATGAATGATATTATAAATAATTTTAAGTTTGATTTAAAACATAAAATTATAAATACATTTGAAATAGATTCATCTTTTGTTCAATTTACAGAACATAAAGAATTTCTTGAATTAAGAATTAAAATTAATGATAGAACATTTCAAAAGCAATATCCTATTATATTAATAACTTCAATGCAGTATAATAATTTAATAGATATTGAGCTTGAAGAAATAACTAGAGTTATTAATGTTTAATCATTTTCATTTGATAAAAGGAGAATAAAAAATGGGTCTTTATTTATTAGTGTTTTTTATCTTACCTGCTTTTGGTATCATAACTTATAAATTGCTGGTATTTAGTCATTATAAAATGTATAAGAAGGCTCATGCATTAGTAAAAAAAGAATTAAATCTAATGCACGGAGAAGAAAAATGAATTGGAACCTAACAGGATTTATAATTGGATTGGTTATAGGAGCTTTTATTGCGGGATGGATCCATAAGGATCTTTTCCGTCCAGATAAAAAAGAAGAATTAAAAAAGGAGGATAAAAATGAGCGAAAATGAATTTCTTATAAGAAAAAGTGTATGTATTTTTATTGCCATTTTGTGTTGTACAAGAATTTTATATGTGGATTATCAAACAAGAAAATACATAAGAGATAAAAAAAATATCTCTAAAAAAGGAGATTTAATAATCCCATTCCCTTGTAGTCCAAGTATCTAAATGAATGAATCCTCTATCTTGACCGTATCCTAGTATACTTTTGCGGGTTTAATAACGTACCCTAAACCCCAGTCCACATAACAGATTTTGGGGTCCGCATCTCTTAATAGTTTAACTAATTTCTTTCCATCTGCTACTGAGGTCGTACAAATGCATCCTGCAGATCCGGGCGATGAACTTCTATTTTGGTCGTTATGGAGGCAGATTTCTGATCTGCGGCATTCGCTGTCTTCTTCTAACCACACGATCCAAGGACCTAAGCCCGCATTGTGGACTACGTTGTAATTGTCAGAACCACCAGCCCAAGAGATATCATGAATCTTATATCCATTTTTTAACTCTGGTGCAGGTTCCATAGACCCAGCTCTGGACTCTCCACCTTTGCGGAAGCTCTGAGCGTAGTACTGACCAGAACAAGCAGGAACACTACCTATCAGTTTACCAGCTTTATATACGGATACTACGAGTATTTCCAATCCATACCCGTCTTTATTCCCTGTACGAGTAGCTACCGCATAGCTTCCCTCACATCCAGACCAAGAATCCTCTGTAGGGTTGTTGTTAGGTTTGTCTACGGTTCTTGCTACAAGAATTTTCCAGGTAGCGGGTCCACAGATACCGTCAACTTTAAGTTTCATATTGCCTTGGAATCTCTTCACTGCATCTTCAGTCATAGCACCAAAAATTCCATCAGCTTCTACACCAGTATAGGTGAGTTTAATGAGCATCTCTTGCATGTTCTTAACAGCATCTCCCATATCTCCACGCAACAATACGGGATAAGATGGCTCCGTTGGAACTCCTGTTAGGAACATGTCTCGTTCCTCTTTACGTCTAGTAACTAGACCTGGGAGAACTACACCACCCTTATTCCACTTGAGAAACTCATCAGCACACTCGACGTATTGCTTCCTGTTAAGGAGTTGAAGCAAAGTACTTCCTTGAAATGCTCCAGCCCCGCAGTTATAGATGAAGCTAGCGATAGCGTCAAACTGACCTTGAGTAAGTGGAACCTTAACGTACTTCTCTATTGCTGGTACACATTTCTTATTCACTTCATGCATTAAGTACTCATGTGCTTGAGGCTCTGTGCGGATGTCGGATTGCTGTACTTTACTCCCGTTAGGGTAAGTTGTAGTTCCGTATCCAATAGTGAAAAACCTAGGGTTTCCACCCTTACCCGAAGCTGGGCACTCATATGCTTTGCAATCTCCGTTAGCTAGCTTCGTGTGGTAGCCTTCCCACTTCTTGATGAAACTGTAACATGCTTTTGATGGTTCCATAGTAACCTCCTAATAATAGAATCACGAAAGTGTGATCTTTTAATATATCCCCTCAAGAGCATAATCGCTCTTTCTTATTTTAACTCTTCTTGTTTATAAAAATCAATCTCATCTGGAATATTAAAGATGTTTACAGGCATTGAATAAACGGCTGTATTCCCATATTTCCCCATTAAATAATCAAGTTCTTCTTTAAAAATGCTCATTTTACTTGAATTTAATTCTCTCTTAAATAATGGTGTTCCAATATAATTAATAGCAACAATAAAATTTCTATTCTTTGTAGCAGTTAAACAAAAATAATGAGGTTTTTTCTCTAAATCATTCATAGCAATTTCTCCTCTTGGTATCTTGCAAGACACATTTCACAAACATAAAAATGTATCCCATTATACAAAGCAATTGAATAACATGCATAAGTATTATTACACTCATTGCATAGTTTTTTTGTTATTTGTTTTTTACGTCTTCGCCATTTCATAATAAGCCTCCACTATTTCAAGTTTTGCCCTATTTAAATCAATTTGTTCTTGCCAATGTTTTGATGGAAACCTTTCTAAATAAGAAGCCGCCATAATAATATTATCTTGAAGAAATCTTTTTTCCTTTTTTAACTCAATAACGGATAGATTCTTAATTCTTGATTCATATTCTTTAACATTCATAATATTTCTCCTTTATCTTTATTTTAACATGTGCTATCTTAATTTCAAGCACAACTCTACATTCACGGGCATACCTTTTATCACAAACAAAACGGGAATGCCCTTTTAAACAAGCACAAAAAAAGAAGGACGTTTGCCCTTCTTTTGAATCCCTTTAGGAGTGTCAGTCTATAGAAAAGCATATCATGATAAATAACATCACACAATACCTAAATATCGTTTTAATAAATCCCTAAGTATACTTAAAGCTAGATTTAAATCCTTGTTTTTAATGGCTTCAAGAACACCTGTTATCTCCAAATTTTCAAAAAGATATACAATTCCATCAATCATGGTATCGACAAGATTAATACAAGATTCATCAAAGGCATCTCCTGGAATTGTTTTTCTGATTAATTCTCTTAAATCTTCTCTCACAAGAGAAAAATCAACAGAATTTCCATATTTTATAATTTGGCGAATTAGAAAACTTAAAACAACTTCGAAAATCAACTTTTGAAACATAAAACACCTCTCTTTCTTCTTTTATTTTATCATGATTAAAAAGGGATAAAAAGAGAGGGGTTCACTTCTTTTGAAGCTCTTCTTCTATCGTAAGAATATGATGCTTTTTTTGATACTCTTCAAACATTTCATAGGCTTTTTTCATCACCATATACCTTGGAAAATAATCCTTCCCTTCTTGGGGCTTTTGATCTTCAAAATCTTGCAAATTCTTTTGCAGTACCGCAAATTGAGAGCGGTATAAGTTTAAAAGAGTGTCTTTTGAAATACCAAACAATAAAGAAGTAAGGGCATCTATTTCGCAAAGAGCCTGTTCTCTATCCTCTATAACCCTTAAAGGCACCTCCTTATTCCAAGAAGAAGGCAATTTTGAGTAAGAAAGGCGCTCTTTTTTCTTTAAAGTTTCAAAAGAAGAAAATGAAGAATCCATGCATTCTAAATAAAGTTTTCCTAAATCCATTTTTTTGGATTCCAAAGAAAGAGAAGGAAAAATGTCTTCATATAAAGAAGCATAATGGGAAGAAAGAGCATTTAAACGCAATGTTCTTAAAAGAAGCATTTCTACCAATTTATTTTCCTTGCAAGAAAGAGGCATGGTGGGTAAGAGTTGGCAGGTAGAATCATAAAAATTATTGCCTCCTAAGTTTCTTAAAAGAAAATCTAAAAGAAGAGAATGAAAGGTTCCTGTACATAAAAGAAGTTCTAAAGAATTTGAAAAGGAAAGGGAAATAATACCATTGATATGAGTCATAAAGGGAGGAAGAAGAGCGTTACTTAGAGTACGCATTCCAGTTGGCGCTAACATAAAGCGAGCTGCCATACGGTAAGAGAAGTTATGCACCGTGCCACAAGGGGTTTTTCTTAAGTATTCTTCACTTTGTTGACCTTTTTTTGTGAGCACATAAACACTTTTAGGCACAAAATCTTCAGGAAGATGCTCTAAATCCACCAAAGAAAAATCCCCTTTACTCTTACATCCTTCATTGGGTTCTTGATAGCAGGGGTTTGCGACAAAAAGATTCGGACCCGTGAGGACTGTTTCTTCAAGAGGGTGGCTGGTGGGGGTTCTTGAAATTAGTCCTGCTTTAGGGCTATTGGTTTCGTTCATGCCTTGGCTATAAAAATATTCGATGCTTTTAAGTTTCGGTAATTTCGATAATTTTAAAAAAAGCTCTAACTCATATTTTCCATGAAGAGAAGGTGATATGGTTTGCCAAGGATTCTTACTTCCCGTAAAAACACTTATTCTTTCTAAAAGCTCTTGGTTTACTTCTATTTTACGAAAAGGGTGCCCTCTAAGTTCCCATTTTCCTTCTTTATTTTTCATGCCAGGGTAGGGGGCTTCTTGGTGTTCATAAAAAGAGTGCTCAATGGTTTGAGGGTGAAAAAGATTATCCATAAGAATAAAATTTTCTTTAGAATGCTTTCCAAAAATACTCATCACATATTTTATGGTATTACCTACATCTTCAAAGAGTTTTAATTCATTATGAAACTTAAATAAATATCTGAGTTTTTTATAAAATGTTTCTCTTGTTTTAGCATATTCCTTATTTGTAACATTGTTATTTAAAAAATCTGGTGTCAATGCTATTAATAAGCTGTTACCATCTTTTAAAAGAGATATACATTTTAAAAGAAAACCTTCTTCATATGTTAAAAACTTTGTTGACTTTATTTTATTCTTTTCATATTGATATTTTCTATATTCTTTTTTTATATCCTCATTTTCTAATAATTTTTCTATATGTTCCAATCTTTTTACGGTTGAATTTGGAATTTTTCCGTATTGTCTAAAAAACTCACGATCATCTTTTGAATTACATTTTCCCCACGGCGGGTTCATTATTATAAAATCAAAAAGCTCTTCAATCTCTTCATTCAAAAAATCACAACATTTTACTTTTGCTTTAGGAAACTTGTTTCTTAGAATATTACAGTTATTTTCATCTATATCATAAGCAAAAATGTTTTCTTCTTTAAAACCAGCTCTTAAACAAGCTTCAATAAGCCTCCCATTGCCAGCTGATGGCTCTAACACTTTTAAAGAAGATATATCTCCTTTGTATTCTTTTTTAAACAAAAAACACATATAATCAGCTAAAACTTTATGTGTGTAATATTGTTCTAAAGCAATTTTTTTATCCATACATACTCCTTATAAAAGAACATCATTATTTGTTTTATCATTTTTTAAATATTAATTCAACTCTAAATTTTTATAAAAATATTTTTTTGATTTTATAAAAAACCATCTTATAAATAGGAACTCTTTTATATAAATAAATAGAAATATCTTCACATAAAGAATAAGAATCTTCTGTTTTAAAAAATGCTAATAAATTATCTTCATTAATATAAGAATAAAAAACACCATAACATTTAATATCACTATAAAAATCTTTAAATGTTCCTTGAATGATAAAATTTTCTTCATTACAAAACAATATTTTTTCAGGTGTAACATATCCTAAAAACATTTTATTTTCTACTTTTGTTACATAGTAGATATTTTTCATACTTGTTTCATTACAAAAAACATAAGGATTTGTTACTAAAAATGTGTTTCCATATATACTTACATAATTACCATTATCATATGGAAAAGAAAGTATTCCTACAAAAACACACAAAAATATTATTTTTTCTTTTCGCAAGAAATAATCTCCTTTTCTAACGTAAAAACAAGTCTCTCCAATGCGTCCATTCTTGCCTTATATTCTTTTGAATTTTCCGATGCCGTGTTAAGTTTTTCACTTAGAATAGTGACAGTTATATTTAAATTTTGAAGACTTTGTGATATACTTTTAATTTCATTCACACCATATGAAACTAAAGCCACTATTAAAGCCCACAAAAGCTTTTTAGTCCATTCCTCAATTAACCCTCTTTGTCTATCAGTCATGAATTTCTCCCCTCAAAAAAATGTTTTCTCAGTTATCCATTAGATAAACTCCTTATAAATTAAATAAATAATGAACACAACTATAAACATATATAATTGCATTTGTTGGAACAATAAAGCTTTTCTAAAGTTATTGTCTGTGTTGTTATTTAATTTATTTATGATATAAGGCACAAGTGCAACAGAAATTGCCTTCTGCTCCTCATCGTCACATTTAGAACCTGCTATTTCAGGATAAGTTGCTATAACGGATTCTATATCTAAATTTAAATCACCATTAGGTTTTTTGTAAGTTTTAATCATGGTTTTACTCCTCATATGTTACTGTTACTACACATGTTTTACTAAGAATGTTTTCGCTGTTTGTTATGTGGTTTGTTACGTAAATGTATATGCCATCGTGATAGCTATGGTATTGATAACCGGCTATTCCAGTAAATTCTGGAGCCATCGAGCCGGCTGCACTGTAAAACACCCTAACAGAAATATCCAAAATCTTTGAACTTGTTAGGCCGTGCTCAATAGAAATAAAGCCGCCTTCGGCTGCGTTAGTTGTGCCAGTAAATTTTTTCATTTTAATAGCAGGAGCATCGGAGCCTAATTTATTAAATCCTGTGAATGTGTTTGCTGAGCCAAGGCGTGAATATCTGCTGTCCATTGCACCGGCGTTTAATATTGATTGGTCATTAACATATGTTGCGGCATACCCAACAATTGTCCCGTTGGGGTTTAATGTTAGCCGTCGTGTTCTGCCGCCGGAATTTCCAACTACAA